ACTGCTTCCGTATGTGCGTTTCTATCGGTATGCTTTTCTATCCTCTTTACTAAATCAGAAACATCAACATCTTTTGCTTCTTTCAAGTTTGGAATTGGTATTAAGTTTATTAACTTTGCCATTTTATATTAATTTAATTCTGTTAAAATTTCTCTCATCAAATCTTGTGCTCTACACCATTTACCACATTCTTCTGCAATTTGTTTCCATTGTTTACTTTCTTGCAATGGTGCCATAAATGCTCCATGTGTAGATGGATTTGAAACAAAGTCCCAGCCCACCAATTCAAAATCTTCTTGAACCATAAGAGTTCCATCGTTCAATTCTTTTACTGAACCCAATCCTCTTGATGAAATTCCCAAACGAATGTTATTCTTTAATAATTCTTTTAGAATGTTTCCTGATGGTGTTGATAGTATTTCAACTTTTCCCATTACATCATCACCTTCCCACCAAATTTCTCTAATGTTGTGTGATACGTTTTTCAAATTAATTACAGGAGAATCTGGATGGTCTAATTCACCCAATGCTCTTCTTTCTTTAATTAATTGTTGATACTTGTCACATTCTCTTTTAAGAACTTCCATTGGGTATCTTCTATTATTTTGATTTGGAGCACCGGCTCTTTGCAAAATACCTTTTACAAGAAAAGTTCCGTTATCTTCTTGTACCATCTTTGCTTCAAACAAATGGGTTTCTATCAAAAGATTTTTATTCATTTAATATCTTTTTTTACTTTATCTATTGCTTTCACACTTAAATCAGACCAAGATTTTATTAGTATGTTTTTTAATTCATTTTCTAACTCCGTCTTATCTAATTCACCATTACTTTTATCAATAACTTTTTCAATATGAGTTTGAACAATTGGCATCTTCAAAATACTATCCGATGTTCCCCTATCCAATCCTCGTTTCATATCTATGAATTTTGAAACATCAGCAGCAAACGATTTATTTGCCGATAATGAATCCAAAATTTGTTTCACTGCTTCTTTGTATTTTGGTTTTCCAGAAAAGTATTTTATTCCTTTACTAACCAAATCTACAATATAATAAAAAATAATCTTACCCATAAGAATTGACCCCAATGTTGTCAATATACCAATGGCAAGATTTTCATTTAATTCTTTTTTTTTACACTTTCATTGTAGCCAGTAAGCTTTCCTTCAGACTTTGCTTTGTAAGCTTTATCTACTGCATTGAAAAACTTCTTTTTCTCATCATCACTCATTGTATCAATTTGCTTTCCTGTTTTATCAAGCATTGCTTTAAACAAGTCTTGATAATCTTGTTCTTCTTTTACAACTTGTCTTATAAGTTCTAATAGTTCTTGTTTTTTCATTATTCTGATATTTGTCTTATTTTTTGGTCTAGTTTTAATAACCTTTCTTTTATAGCATAAATATGATTATTAGTTCTTTTCCAATAACTTTTGTTATTTACACCACTTTCATTTTTTATTTTACCATACCAATTGAGAAATCTTTCCATTTCTTTCAATTGTTTATTGATATTTGATATACCTCTACCAATTTTAGCCTGTGCGCTCGCTTCTTCGTTTTTTAATTCTAACCAACGATTTTCTGTTATTTGGTTTGATACAATCGATTCTTTAACCTTTCCCTTTAAGTATTTCTCAATTGTAGAGTTACTTAAAAATCCAGTTTGTAAACTTCCAGTTTTTGGATGAGTGTATTTAATAGAATATCCCCATCTTTCTTTTTTTGCGGATGGTTTTATAGCACCTTTTGGTACATTGTATATTTTAAATATAGTTTCTTTATCCAATGTATTAGATTCGTTTACAACACTATATCCAACTAAATCGGCTTGCTTTTTTGCTTTTTCTTTTTCATGTCCAGGCTTTCCAAATGCTTTTGGTGTCATATATCCCTGAACATTTCCAGTTGTATTCATTTCTCTTACAACCTTACGAATTCTTTCTTTAAGTGCTTTTATTATTTCTTCTTTTTTATCAGGTAATCCTTTGTGTTTAGTAGAAGCAAAATCTTTGGCATCACTTTTTTTCATAGAGTCTGCTGCTTTTTCAACTTCTGGGGATGGATTTTCTATGTCACCTTTTTGTGCAGCATGAACCATGCCCATAAATCTCTGTTGTGCTTTACTTACTGCTGGCATTTTTCAATTCGTTTATTAGTTCATAAGACATCATTAATGCAGATAAATGTTCTTCTTTAATTTTTTTAACTGATTTTATTTTTTTAATGTTGTTTAATGTTTCAGCTAATTTTATTTTTGTAACTTTATCCGATATTTTGTTTGATACTTCTTTTAAAGAATCTATTATAGATGCTACTTCTTTTGAAACATATTGATTTAATTTACCCGTATTGTTTATATTATTAATATACTCTCTTAATAAAGTTTTTTGTTCTGCGGATAAATTTTTATACTTTTTATTAAAACTTTCTACAAGCATTTTATATGATATTGCTCTTAAATCTTCATCTTGCTTTCTATATTCATCCAATACAGCATCTTTATATTTTGCATCTTTATTTTGTATTGATGAGTTTATTATATTTTCGGTTATAGTAAATCTTGAATTTACAATATCCGTAGGTTCATATTGTTCATCTATTGTAACTACTTCAAAAATTTTATAAATTGATGCCAACATTTTATAATTTGATACTGGTGATTTTATGAAATCATCAATAGTATAAATTTCTTTTATAGTTTTTATCAAACTATATTTTTCTTTGGTCAATTTTTTTTCATCTAATCTTTTTCTAGCTTCGCATATCGTATCAATAAACTTTTCAGCTTTTGCTTCTGAATTATATTTTTCGTTTATTAGATATTGATATAATTTTAATTCTTTTGATAATTCTTTTTTTGAATTAAAGAATTCTTTTAAAATCTTTTCGGCAACCGATTTATTTGAACTTAGTATTTCGGAAGTCACTTGTCTAACTAATAGTTCGAAAATGAATCCTGTATTTTTAAATTTCGAATGTTTAATTTTTCTCATCAAAGGTATTATTTATCAGATATAAATATAGTATTCTTTATGTTTATTTATTTTCTTCAGTTAAAATTGTTTTTGTTGTTTTACCTTCCATATCTTTGAATATCTCCGTATATGAATTTCTAGGTTTATATTTAACTGAATCTTCTTTTTGTTTTAATGTTTTTATACCCAATGGATCTCTACCCTGTGGGTGATCATCCTTACCATATCTGACTGGATCTTTTGGTCTACCAACTTTACCTTCTTCATCTAATTCTTTTTTTATTTTTTCTATTTCTTCTTCAACATTTGTTGGTTCTTCTGTACCCGTTTCTTTTGCAGGATCCACACCTTGTGTTTCTATTGATGTCAATCGGAATGATTGTTTTGTATCTTCTAAAACTTGCAAAGTCATATCATCTTGTTCATCTTTTGCCATTCCCATAATAGCTTGATACATCCATTCTTTTGAGAACATCTTTGTTTGTTGCATTTGTGTAAGTAATCCTACCTTTGATGTATATAATTCCACTTTTTCTTGCTCATATATTTTTGAAGGAATCGTTAGTTCTAATGAGAAATTTGTCAATCTATCATCTTTAATTCCTTGTGCATATAAGTGAACAATTGCAATCTTTGTTAATTCTGAAACTAAAACTCTTTGTACTCTTTCAATTGTTTTTGCAAATCTTACATCTTGTGCTGCAAGAGTTGCTTTACCATTTATATCTTCTTCATATCCTAAGAATGCTTTTGGAATTTTTAATGCCGCCATTAACTTACCTTTTAAGTAGTTAATATCTTCAATCATATTATATTCCAATCCTTTCAATGTATCAATTGAAGTTCCGTTATCACTACCACGAACTGGCATATAATAATCTTCAATTAGATTTTGCATATTATATTTTAAATTATAATCACCCGTTCTTTCATCTACGAATGGAACTTTTTTGGATGAATTGATAATTTTTTGCATATAATTATCCACTTCATTTGGTGGTATATTTCCTACATCAATTTTGAAAATTCTCTTTTCAGGAGCTCTCATTACTCTATGAATCAACATAGCATCTTCCATCAAAGATAATTGCTTCCAAACCCTTCTACCACCTTCAATCATAGATTTTCCATATGGTAAAAAGTTAGAATCCGAATTCAATCTGAAATGTGCTATTTCGTAATTCTCATATTCTTTTTTTGCGGATTGTTGAACAGAACTATATGGGTTTTGATATGGTGCGTATATGAATTTTACTCTTTGTGGATTTTCAATATCAAATCCTTCAATCCTACTCATTTCATATACGGACATTGGCATAACATTCACAATTCCCAAATCTTCTGCTATTTCTAATTGAAGAAAAAAGTCACCGTATTTAACTAAATTTCTAGTCCATGGCCATAAATTAAATTCAACATTTAGAATATCAAAAAATAAATTTTCAAGTATTTGTTTAACATTATCATCATCATGATGAATTTTTAAAACACTACCCATTTCATTTTTTGCAGTACACTCATCAGCATATACATCCAATGCAGAGGATAGAATTGGATCCATATCCATTGAATCGTAATCTCTAAACAAATCAATACGAACCTGGTGATACGCCATTGATTGTTCTATTTGTCCCGTAGACATATTGGATATTTTTAATCGCATATATCTATCAACCAAATTTGTTGTCATATTTTGATACTCATCAGTATCAACAACTTTTACACCCTTTTCCGTTTTACGAACAATAGTGTTTGTTGAAAATAATTTCTGAAGCCTGCCGAATATAGTTTTATCTGCCATTTTTTAATTTTATTTTTGTAACCTAATTTTATTTTTTTACCATTTTCTGCAAGACCAATATCTAGCTTTCCATCTTGGACCAGGATTATCACAATTATGTCTTGCTCTGAAGGATTTTCTTCTTTCTGGATTGGATTTTTTAATTCTCATATTAGGATCTCCAAAGTTTACCTTCACAACATTACCTTGTCCGTTTTTAACATATACTTTGAACTTCTTAACATCACCTTGCATTGGTTTACCTAATTTTACAGTTCTACCTTGATATTCCGCTTCAAACATACATGGACAAGTTGCTTCATTCAATTGTTGAGTATATTCTCTCATAAATGCAATAAAATCAATATGATCATCATAGTTATCAACATCGTATTCTAATGGTTCTACTTTACCATAATTAATTTCATCATCACTATCCCGTCTTTCAGGGTGATTTGGCATGTGATTTTCTTTTTTTAATTTCATTTCTGTTTCATTTACTGATTCAAATAATCTAACCGAAAGAATAACATCTTTACCTATCTTTAGATTTTTTACTTTACTTTTTTGTAAATCGTATGATGGATTAACCGTAGTTGCTTTTGCAATTACTCCATTTTTAATGAAATGTGGTTGAATACCTGAATAATTATCATCTCTAAACATAAATACACTATCAGGATTATCTTTAGAAATCTTAATTAGTTTCATTAAACCAGGCTTTCCCATATAGCATCCACCTTCACATTTAGTTCCACCATAAGTTTTACCTTTTACAAATGCTGATTCTTTAATTGATTTATTATTTGGTACACAATTTGGAACCATTTTTCCGTTTTTCATTTTTCCACCAACTTGTTTATATCCTTCCCAACATGCTTCATTCAATTCAACACTTTCTTTACAAGTTTTCCATCCACCACCTTTCTTTTTATAGTTTTTTGCAGCCCACCCGTTTGCATAAGCCGATGGATAAACATCAAATTTAGATTTAGCTGCTGCTTTTGATGCCGACCATTTTCCTGGATCGGTTGGGCAATTTTTTTCTAAAAATAAATTTAGTTTTTCTTCTATATTCATTTCATTTTTTTTACGTCCCTGACAATGTGCTTTTTGACTAAATCCTTTTGGATTATTACAGTCAATTGAGCGTTTATATTTTTGACTCCACTTTTCGTTCATATTAACTAGGTGGATTATATTTTTTATCACTTCCTTTTTTATCCCAACTCACTCTAACAGGTGCTTTTCCTTTTCCACCATCTCCTTTATCTCCTCTACCTTTATCATTTTGTTTTGCTCTTTTTCTTTTAACAAAACTTGCTCTACCTTTTTTACCCAATTTAGATGCAGCTGCTGATGATAAACAAGCAGCGTATGCTTCACCTTCTTTACCACCACCACACTTTCCTATTCTCTCACCTTTACTATTATATCTATCCCATCCACCTCCACCTTTACCACCCCACTTACCTTTACCAAACCACTTACGAAGGTCTTCATCAATTTCTAACAATATGTCGGTTAGTTTTATCATATTAATAGTTTCAATCTATAAATATAAAAAAATTAACGAAGTAACCAAGTTAAGTTTTCTTTCTCTCCTCTACCTAAATCCATTTCATATGGATTTTGACCAGAATATCCTGTTGAATATACTCCATCGTACTTTGCCATCTGTGTAGAGTTCAACATAGTTCTTGTCAAATCAATTCCTTCTTGTCTTAATCTTAATGCAGTATTTCTAACCCAAAGTCCTATTGCCATCGCCATAACCAAGTCATCATTATATCCCTTCATAGCTTCTGCTCTACCACCACTCCATATAAAAGTAAATAATTCATCTATTAATCTAGATGATCTTATTAATATATCTTTATCACCTATGTAACTATCCAAAGTAGAAATAATTAAAGGGCGTGTTTTTGATGTAGTAGAAAATCCGGCAACCATTTGTTTTTCTTCTCTATAATGTTTATTTGTAATTTGTCTTTCAACATCAATATACTTCAAATCATTACTCATATAAAACAAATTAGGATACCCTCTGTCAATTATTTGTTGTATAGTTGCCCAACCTACATTTGAATTTTCAACAACCAATAAAGCGTTATTATATTCGGTTGATAATGCAACTAAAAAATTACCAAAATCTTTTGTTTCTACTTTTCCTCTATATTCTGCAACTTGTGATGAATCTTCAATATCAATAATTTGTGCAGTAGAGTAATCCGAACCATCACCACGTGCAACATCCGCCACCACCATATATTGTTTATTATAGTTTGGATATTCCCAAACCCAAAGATTATTATCAAATCCTCGTTTTTCAATAGGATCCATAACGTATGTATCTTTGTACCAACTTAGTAATACAGGATCTATAACCGTATCACCGGAACCTATAAAATCACAATCACATTCTTGTGCTGCTCCTTTGACTCCTAAAATACGAGTTTGTTCATCTCTCCAAGATTGATTTCTTTCAGGATGAACTGTCCAATGTAAATTTATACAATTAAAACCATTTGTTCCGTTTTCACCTTCCACCCACATTTTATGAAACCAGTTACCTACACCATTTGGAGTAGATAATACTATTGCAGAACCACCGGTTGAAAGAGTTGATTGTGCTGATATCCAAATTTCATCAATATCTCTAATAAATGCAGCCTCATCTATTACTAACAATGATAATGCTTCAGAACGTCCTGCATCTGGAGAAGATGTAATTGCTTTTACTTGAGAACCATTTTTTAATTTAAGGGAAAGTTTATTATCTTCAACCGAACCACTACTACCATCTCTTAACCAAATTGGTAATAAATCATGCATTACCCTAACTTTTTCAACCAAGTTTTTTGCAACAGTTACTTTAGTTGCGATAACCAATGCGTTGAAGTCTTGATTAAATATCATTTTCCAAAGAATGAATCCGGCTGATAGGGTTGAAAGACCTAACTGGCGTGATTTTAAAATGATGTTAAATCTATTATCTTTAAAATCATCTAAACAATTTTCTTGAAATTTATATAAATGAAATGGAATTTTGCCTCTAGTCGGATGTTGGATGACACAATACTTTTTCATAAAGTATATTGGGTCGGAAGCACATTTACGATATTCCTCTGCTATTAATTCTTTTAAGGTTTTTTGTGGTTTACCTTGAACTGTCATATTATTGTTTCTTACCTATTTTCCAATACATTCCAAAGTTTGCATATGGATTTAATTTTTCTTCACCATTCAATAATCCCAAATTGACTTTGAATATCTTGTCTTTTTTTGTTTTTAATAACAAACCACCACCTACACCTTTGAATAAATCTTGTTTATCAAATATACCTTCAAATCCATAATATAATTGTATTTTTGGTGGTTCTGATAAGTATGTGGTTTCGTTTATTATTCTTTCTCTAACTTGTGCCGTATAAGTTCTATGTACGATTGAATTTTTACTTATAGTATCTTGTATGAATACAAAACCCAAACTATCATTCAATCTTAAAGTATCTTTATATACATTCTTTGCAAAGTAATCTCTTATTATAGCAAGTGTATCTATTGAAATTGGTATTTGTACATATATTGTAGTATCGTGATAAATATCCTTACCAGGTCTATCTATGAATAGTTTCTTTATTATTTCAACTGTATCAATTTTATGTTCAATAACTTTATATGGTTTACCATCTACTCTTACTATTTTTGTCTTTTGATTTTTTCCTGCACAATTTGTGTATCTACTAAAAACTAAAATTCCTAATAGTATTAGTATTATTATATTTCTAATGTTTAGTAATCCTTTCATTTTTTTATTTTTTAACCAATTCTGGATGGTTTAGTTCTATTAACTTTTCCTCCAGTAATCTTCTTCTTTCTAATAGTAATTCTATTGCATCATATGAATTATCTATATCACTTTTTAAATCCTTTCTAACTTGCTCTATATCAACTTCCCATGTCCAATTTTCCATTCTACCATCTTCTGTAACCATTTGAAAATCTTTTTTCAAAGAATTCAAACTATCTTCACATTTTTGTTTAAAATCTCTAATAAATCCAAGTTTATTAAGAGTTATTTTATAATCCTGATAGAATGCAAAGGTTCCATCTTCTTTTAACTTCCTTTCCAATCTATCCAAACAAATTATACAGTACCCTGTTTTTACTATAAGTTTTTTATCAGCTTTACTATACTGCTTTGTTTCACAATTTTCAGAATGACATGTTGTTAGTTTTTGTAAAAATTGCCTAACATCATCCATCTGACTAACTGCAACTTTGTAACCTTCTTTTTGTTCCCACTCTTTACCATCACCATCTACCCATCTTTCACCAACTTCTCTTTTTTGAGCCGTTTCTCCCTCATAACCAAAGACTCTTTGTGTATTATCTTCTCTACCAAATACCGTATCTATTATTAGTTTACGGGATTTGTGCATCCCTTTACTTTTTTCTTCAAAACTTTTTCTTTTTGCCATAGTAACTAATTGTTTATATTATATATATCAAAATTATTCGTAAAAAATTCCAAGCAATTGGTTTAGTGGTGCGAATGTGCCTGTTAGTTTATAGGTTTTTCCATTATAAAAGAAAACAAGTCCTTCCGATGCAACTATTCTATCTATTCCACCTAATGAATTTAATCTTTGTAATTCCGACTTAAACTTTGCAATTTTAGTTGCATCCGTTGATGTTTTTACTTGAGATGCTACTTGTTTTAATTTGACTTTCATTGAACGAATTGCTTTATCAGGATGTACAGTTAATACCGAACTTACAAAGTCCAGTACATCCGCACCAACTCCTAAAAAGATTTCTTCAAATCTTTTCATATTTTCTTTTTGCTTCTTTACAACATCAACTTTATCGTTTTGGATTGACCATTTTTGTAATTCTGGATTTGATATTGTATTCAAACGGAATGATTTATCACCAAATGCCCATCTTCTTACCAATGCATTCTTTGTAAGTTTATCAATCTTTGTTGGTGCATTTTTATCAATGTAATTTTCCCACCACTTTTGATGATATAATGCCATCGTATCACTATCATTTAACTTAAATTCTGATTGTAATTTACTTAATTTAGATAAATATCTTCCTTGCTTTGAACTTAAATCTTCACTTTTTGGTATTTCTGTAACAGGAGGTCCTTGTATTGTGTATTTTGATTGAACATCCGCATTTACTTGTTTTATCATTCCTGCTAATATAGATGCTGCACTTTGGTCTGCACCAATTGCTACACCACTTTCATCGTAGCAAGTTGTATTGTGGAATATAAGTAATGCTTGTCCGTAAGGTATAACGTTTACAGATGTAGGCCAAATTACTTCCAAATTCATAAAACATTTACCTTCATTGAATATCTTTTTTCTTTGTTTATCACTCAATCCACTAATTGCCGCTGTCAAATCTTTCATTGCGAAATTATATGCATCAG